GAAAGTGTCTGTATCTACAGTCAGGTTCGAGGAAGCATACACATTACCAACGACATGTAGTTCAGCGTCCGGGTACTTAGTATTGATACCCACGTGATCAGCTTCAATATCGACATGGAAAGTGTCCAAATCGACAGTCAGGTTCGAGGAAGCATACACATTACCAACGACATGTAGTTCAGCGTCCGGGTACTTAGTATTTATACCCACGTGATCAGCTTCAATATCGACGTGGAAAGTGTCCAAATCGACAGTCAGGTTCGAAGAGACGTACACATTACCCACAACGTGGAGATTGGCTGAGGGGTCAACCGTTCCAAGTCCTACGGACTTGTTTACCACATCAACATGAAGGGTATCATTATCCACAGTGAGGTTAGAGCTCACGTAGACGTTACCAACGACATGCAGATTGGCTGAGGGGTCCACCGTTCCAAGTCCTACGGACTTGTTTACCACATCAACATGAAGGGTATCAGTATCTACAGTCAAATTAGAGCTGACATATACATTACCCACAACATGAAGTTCTGCGGATGGAGTCACGGTCTTGATACCAACTTTATTCTCGGACGAATCTACAAATAAAGTATCTGTATCGATCGTTAGATCACCGGTGATATTTGTATTTCCCGTCACGACCAAAATATTTGAACCCACATCGTCGACATAGAGATTGGAACCGACATCTAGGGTGTGAATGGGATTTGTATTTAAAACACCAACATTGGCTTCTGTGAAAAGACGACCATACACATGCACATTGATATCTTCGGATGTTAAGGGTACAATTGTATTACTGTAAGCGCTACTTTCCGTGAATGCCAAAATTATTTCGTTCGTCTCTTCCTTAAATCCTATGGTGACATTTGAATCGGGACGACCCATAATAAGTCCCAAATCAAGGGTTAAATCCCCAGACGTATTATTCTTACCCAATTCGATAATAGCATCTTCGATGATGAGGTTGTTACTTGTGATTGCCGTTACATTACCGATCACATCGAGATCCCCGGTGACGCGCACACCACCTGAAACTACAAGAACATTAGACCCGGTATCATCAACGTAAATGTTTGACCCAATACTTAAAGTGTGACCAGGTGTGGAGTTTGCAATGCCCACATTTGATTGAGTTACAAGAGCGGTTGTGTTATTGACAAAACTTACAACGTTAGATGTTACATTACCTTGGTTTGTTACCGCCGCTAAACCCTGATTACCGATGAGATCTGAAGCTCTTTCACCCGATTCTACGAGTTCCTTGGTTTCGGTATTATACATCATAAGTACAACCGTTGGTTTAGATGCGTACTCGGTATCGAGACGCACTGGTGATATATAAAGAGAGCCCCCACTCGACGCATTGATAGCGGTATTACTCGCATTCAAAACGATCGTATTTTCCCCCTGGTCGTCTGTGGTATTTTTACCAAAGCGGATCTTAGTAGACCTCTCAATGGTAGGGATGTTCTTAACCATTTAATATAACAATGTATTTTAATTTGCGTAAAGGAGACCAGCCATACCATTCTCGATACGAAGGATGTTGTAATTGACCGCGTATATAGGGTCGTTAATAGGCATACTCTCACTCATGATTTTAGCTGAGTCCAACCTACTAAAGTTGAGCGTGCCTGTAGGCTGCAAAGAACTCGTTGATAGACAGAAACAGTATAAAAAGAAATCTGGGGAAGTCACGAAGTTTGTATGATAATAGTTCATGACATCGATAAAGTGTGGCTTACCCCATCTATAATTGCTTACATCGAGACCGTTAATATTTAACTTAACTTTATTTGTTGGGGATGTTAGGGCACCATCGGTGGTTGTATCAGATGATGCGAGGTACTTCACAGGATGATTGAACGTAAGGTCTTGGGTAACTTCACCTGAAGCGATATTTTTTTGGGTCTGTGTGATGAGGAGGTCGTGCTTCCTCGATGCGATGTTACCCCTCTCCTCGTTATCGAGATAGTAATAATTTGCGTAGCATTCTACATTATAGTTTGCAGCCTGATCGGCCCAATAAATCCTAATTTCCACATTGTGATAGTTTAATGCTACGAGAGGTAAGGCACATTGTGGTCCCTCACAAAAGAAAAACCTAAGGGGGTAAAAATACGAACGAGCGCTCACACCCGGGTGTGTACCGTTCGAACTCTTAGAAACATTTTGGGCGAAAGTGTCTATGGCAATTTTTTCAGTAAAAATTGCATCTTGGGTGTCAATGACGGAACCACCAATTAGAAGTTCCACCTTGTCGATAATGGTGTCCCACCTCTGCACATCTAGGGCTTGGGTTGTGTCATCGAGAGTAAAATAGACATAGCCGAGGAGGTCACCAGAACGTTCGAATTGAACGCTGGACATCGAATTGTTTTTCACAGCTCCATGGATGGTTTGTTTTTCGATGGACTGTGAAAAATTAGCATGCCTTTTGAATGTTGAACTAAAGAAAGATATTTCGGGGTCCCCCATGATATATTCATCCTGGGCTCCGATAGCAATCAATTGAACAATACCAGCGGACATGGTATACTACTTTAACGGAAGAAAATTACAGGTTGGGTTTTCTACACACGAAGCGAATAACTAAAAAATTATTACCAGTCCCATCTGGAACTGTCACTGCGTCCTGATCTCTAATTGTAATAGTTAATCGATCAATGCGACGAATGGGATCAATATATTGTGTGGCGATTGTATAATTATCTTTAAAAACAATGTCAGCTGCACCATCAGTAACTATACTCGCAAACGAACTGCGAAGCACACTCATGGAAGCTTGACCCTCATAAACATTGGAAGCTCTATCATTAAAAATGCTATCGAGTTCATCTATGGATATATAGCAGTGTTCTGTATCGGTGGTTGTACTAATACGGGCACCTAGAAGGCGAGCCTGAACAACATTTTTCAGGGGCTGCTGAAGATAGCAAGTAAAAGTGTTGGCGCTATCTTGACCAATGGAATCAATAGTCACGGTGTGATACTCATAGTTGAGATCTGGAATAGTCTCTGTAGGGGAGGTAATGAGAGCCATTTATAGTTAGCTTAGATTAAAGATCCACCGATTCCCTCCGAAATCTCATAGCTCGAGAGATCCGATACAAGCTTTTGAGCACCACAGAGGCCACCTGGAGTCAAGGACTTGGTGTAGGCACTACCATCCTTACGACCTGGGGTGCATTCAATCTTGGACTCCAAGTCGAAGATTGTCTTTTCACTGAGTGGGTTAATCTTAATTGGCCTGGGTTGGTACATACTGGTTTGGGTGAAGGACATGATAACCAGGATGATGACAAATAGCACAGCTATAGATTTCACAGCCATGAGATCTTGTTTGTTAAGATTGAACATTTATTATCTACATAGATTTTTTTAAACTGCGTTAAAGGTAATTTTTTTAGTTTCTACATAAAGAGTAGATGGACGAAGAAATCGTACTCGACCGTGGAAACACCACCGTGATGAAATTAGATGCAGATGAACAGGCACTCATGGACGAGATTGAGATATCGGTTCCCCGCCCTAAACCAGTCCCACGTCCTAGTCAGCCAATGCGTCAGGCACCAGTTCAGCAACACCAAGAGGCTATGGATGCCTTTGTAAACCCTAATAAGCAGTCGGCTCCTCAGCAGCCAGCCCAAGAGGAGGAGGAGATTGATTACGGAGAGAATTTTTATGATGACGAACCTATGGGTCCTGGCGCTACTTACCAGGAAGAGCAGCCTTCGAAGGGTTACACTTCTGTAGATGAAGAGAAGTCTGATCTTCTCAATAAGTTGGCCCGTCTAGAGAAGAAAGGTTTCAATGTGAATAAGAGACTTAACGCATACTCTAGTATCGACGAGTTGAGGTCTGAGGTAAAGCGTATAACGTATAGTATAGATGTAGAACAGTCTATTCGCTTTTCGAGGCGTATGCTTATTGCCTGTGTAACGGGTTTAGAGTTTCTCAACAAGAGGTACAATCCCTTTGAGATTCAACTCGATGGTTGGTCGGAGTCTGTGATGGAGAATGCCGATGACTACGATGGTGTCTTTGAAGAGCTCTATGTGAAGTATCGCTCGAAGGTCAGTGTTGCCCCAGAGGTTAAGTTGATCATGATGTTGGGTGGCTCTGCAATGATGTTCCATTTGACAAACAGTATGTTCAAGTCGGTGATGCCCAACATGAACGATGTTATGAAGCAAAATCCAGACCTCGTAAAGAATATGATGGCGGCGGTTCAGAATACAACACGGGCACCTGATGGACCACCAGCGGATGCCCCGGTCGGTGGCACCAGTGGTCAATACGAGATGAAGGGACCCGGACTTGATATTTCCAGTCTCATGGGTGGCATTATGATGCCTCCTCCACCCCCTATGAACACCAACGTAATGACTGAGACAGTAAATCGTATGAGTGATGATGATGACATGTCTGACATTGTATCAATATCGGGCGATTCAACTGGGGGTGAAGTCAAGGAGGTCAATGTCGGTGCTTCCAAACCCAAGCGAACCAGGCGAAAGAAGAAAACTGAAATTAATCTCTAATACTATATAAATGATAGCGTATTGTCCGCTGGAGGAACTAGAACCTCCTATCCGACAGCAGAAGCCTGTCGTGAAACCCAATGTTAAAGAGGTAAAAGTAGAAGTTGGTCACGAAGAAACTGAATTGAATTACGTCATCATGGGATTTATTGCCGGCGTTGTTTTACTCGCCGTCTCCGATACCGTCAGGACGTAAATGTATGAATTGAATCTACCGCGGGGTCTCCCCTCGTAGTACATTTAATATGTGAAGGCTGCGATTTCATCTGTATCCAAAGAATCTGGATCATTACCATGACCACCTGTATTTGTTCTTACAGACTCAAATTTACCATTTGTGGAAGATAGAAGCTCTATAAAGAGATCATAGTCGTAATTTTGGGATGAAGTATTACCTGTATTTGGTTTGATTATGATACCCTGTTTAGCGGTTGAAACTGTTGAAGACCATGGGTAATCGTTGGTACCACCAAAGAGATTGTTAGTACCAACTGCTATATCTACAGTGGAAACGGTCTGATCGTGTGTTCCACCCTGTATTTCTAAAACAAGTGTGCTCATTCGCGACACATCACCAGTTTCTCGCAGAACAGCTACAATTTTAGCATAGAATGATCCTTCGCTAAAGTATAACTGGACATCTTGACTTTGAGCTGAAGTTCTTGTAAATGCTTGTGCATACCTCTTACATGCAACCTGGTTGGAGTTTGTTATGATACCACCACCAACTTGGAGTGCTGTATTGGCAGTATCACCACCCAAATCGATAGCGACTGCATTACCAAGGTCGATGTTTCCACCGACTGTAATATCATTTTCTATGGTGAGGTTGCTGTTGATAAATGTTTCCGTAGATGTTGGATTTATATACACATTCCCTGTAGTGTCAGAGATAATATTCGATGTACCACCAGTTGTCTTAAATTCTATTACTGCGTTGCTTGACGCGTGTTCGATGAGGAAGGTTCCATCATAAAGGTGAGTCTTTTGAAGTGGATTTGTAGTGCCTATACCTACATTGCTTGTATGTGTAATACGAATTGCATCAGCATCTGTACCGTTGCGTACTCCACCCAAAATCAGACCCGTAATGTCATTCGTTGTATCGTGATATCCCCTCATGTAACCACCATCTTCATCATCGAGATATAGAAGTACCCCAGTCTTTGTCGTGCCACTAACAGCGGCGTTACTTGTCAACTTCAAAACATCTGAATCAGAAGTACTTGAGTTGTGAATCTGAACATTCGACCCAGTAATCGTGTCTGTACCGATACCCAAATGACCCTGTTGGTTAAAACGAGCAAACTCAAATTCATCTCCATCTGAAATTTCATGAACAAAAGTCATTGCACGCGCAGTACCCGCATCAGCAACATTTCTGTAAATATTCACCGAATCACCGGATATAGGATTTGTCGTTTCAAACTCGATGCCCGTGAGTTTAAATTGACCACCTGCAGTAAATTCAACATTACCAGCGACGACGAGTTTGTTCGCAGAGTCACTGGGCGCTGTATTCACTTTACCATTAATGATAACAGCACCCTCGGAGGTGATACGCAAAGGAATATCAACAGCTGTATCAAGTTCGGTCAATGGCAAACCAGTAGCTAAATCAAATTCAGCATCATCGTATGTTTGAAATATGTGTTCTGCGGCGAGGTGACGTATCCTCGTGGTACCTTCCAAACCAGAACCCTTATTACCCTTGTAAATGACAAGCTCATTCTTAGCTTGATTTTCACCATACCTCCTCTCGATGAAGGCGGTGTTCCCAAATTCACTCGCTTCCAGACCACCAAATGTTAGCATGTTCCCAATGACAACGTTACCTTTGATTTCTAATTCACCCCTCGTTGCATCTGTACCGATACCGACATTGCTCGTAGATCCATCGATGTATATAGAAGTTGAAGAAGCTTCTTCAACTACTGTCGCATTACTGGTAATTCTAAAATCACCTTGTGCCCCCGTAATACCCACAGACCAACCCGCATTTCCATTTACATAACTGCTAAAGGAATTTCCTTCTGCTAGATCAGTCTTTGCGGAAATGATGGCGTCACCATTATCGTGGTTATGCACTAATAGACCTGTGTCACCCACACCCGAACACTTGACTTCTAAGAAAGCTTCTGGGATTGTATGACCGATTCCAACCTTCCCATCACTGCGTATGGTCATAATATTGGTATCAACTGCATAATCATCGTCAGCCAGATTTATATCGAGGCGTGTTTTGGATTGGCTATCCGTCATGTCCCACTTACCCAACTTGAAAGAAGCTCTGGCGCCATATTTAGAACCCGTCCCTTCCCTAGTGAGTTGGAATACATTTGAAGTAGTATTAACTACAGTTATTTCCGAAGTGTTATTCACGACGAGGGGTGTGCTGAGATGATTGTAGCTGTTACGACGTGTAACTTGTTGATTAATGAAAGCAGATCCCCCAGATGTCTGGAAAAGGCTTTGGGGTTGCGTTGTCCCAATACCCACATTACTAGATTCCAGTATGGTCATCTTCGCCGCACCCATAGTGGATGTGGTACTCGCGTAAAAGTTGAGACCCTTCCCAGTACTCACGATGTTTTCAATTTTGTTTTCACCCGAGTTTGGTAATGCATATATTCGCATCCCCTTAGAGCCCCACGTGTTACCATAGACCACAGCGTTACTCCCAGTGACTTGAACATTTCCACTCACTGTGAGAGCCTCGGTGGGACTTGTATTTGCGATACCAATGTACCCGTTAGAGGTTATACGCATTCTCTCTGTATTTTTTGTTTTGAATCTGATATTTTGGTGTGAATTTGACGTGCTGGCACCATATACTTCAATACTGCTCACGTTAGAAGTGGTTGGGCCGGATCTGAGGACGAGTGCATTTGAAGTGCTATCGGGACCAGTTTGATCTGCATGTACGAGAATATTCGAACTCGATGCTACCACCCGTGTCTCAAGGTTTGTAGTGACGGTATTACCCGAAATGGTTAGGGTATTGGCAGCTGTCAGATTTGCAAAGACTTTTGTGCCTATAGACAATGCATCTGTCGGTGAGGTATTAGATACACCAGAGGCAGAAGTTCCTGTTGTGCGAAATGAATCCATCTGAACGTTGGCATTCATAACAATTGGTGGCTCAGCGGTGGAATCGATTTGTAAAAGATCGTTCGTACTAGTTATACCACCGTTACCCAAACTTAGCTTTTCTATGAAGACGTTACCGGTGGCATGCATCACGTTTGATCCCGTCTCTTCGAAAAAGACATTAGAACCAATACAAAGCGTGTGCGTAGGTGCAATGTTTGCGACACCCACATTACTATCAGTGTAAAACTTACCATATACATGAACATTCACTGTATTCGAATCTAAACTGATTAGTTGTTCTCCGGGACCACCGAATGTATAAGCACTATCCATTGTTTTTGAAAACATGAATTCATTGTTTGACGTATTGTATCCAAACACTAAATTCGCTTCGACACCAGGATGATCTGTCATAAGCAGAGCATTATCATACGCACCCCCGGGATAACCATCAGCCATTTGAATGCACGCATTGGCCACGATCAAGTTATCAGCCGTCAAATATGTCAGATCATCTGTAATACTTACATTACCGGCGACCACAATGTTACCCGTTACTTTAAGATCGCCGTTATTGATCACAACGTTACCATTTTCAAACAACGCCGCATCTGCACCTGTTTCTGTAAGTGGTCCTGCTATAATCTTCGTTGAATATGTGTTTCCGGTGATTTGAAGGATATTGGAAGCAACACTATCAACAACAAACTTACTGTTTACGGTTCTGAAGATATTTGTAGCGAGGAGATTTGTGGAAACTACGTTACCGAGGACTGTGACAAGATTCGGTGATGCACGATTGATGAGAAAACGATCCGTGCCAACTTGAAAATCATTCACAGGATTTGTGGTGCCGATACCAATCTGGGTGGCTGTGAGACGATTAACATTTGTAAATCCGGTTAGTTCAAAGTCACCCGAAGCACTCAGTTGATTTGTAAGGACAAGATTTGATACTGTAATTTTGTCTGCTGTAATTTCACCGGCATCTATACTCGCGACACCTGCGATAACATCTTGCTCCCTGGGTACAGCATCTAAACTACTTACGAAAATTTGCCCTGCAGCGACAAGTATTCCCTCCGCTTGTGTAGCCATTATATTAGTTACCGAATAAAATTCCAGCTAACCCGTCTTTGATCCTGAGCACGTTATAATTAACTGCATACACATACATGTAGGACCGACCATCCGCTTCAACACCCCTCAATACAAGTTTCGCATTGTCCAGACGACTAAAATTACAGGAACCCGATGGGTTGTAGTCTGATGCATTCATACAGAAGTGATAGGCAAAGTACCGGGTGAAGTTTGGTGAATGACTAGAAGTATTATAAGACGATTTACCATATGATGATTTGTAGTAGTTTTGTGCTGTGTGAAAATATACTGGACTCATATTTTCGAGTAGTGGCGTGCCATTGATGTACAGGTCTGCGTTTATAAAGCTAAAACGGTCTGCCGCTGGATTAACTTGAGAAGCACCAAATCCAAAGAAAAGTGATTTAACTGGATGATTAAATGAGGAAAGATCAAGGGTGTTATATCCACCGGTTTCGGTTAGATTATCTGTAACGCTATTTAACGGAAATTCCACTCTCTGTGTTTGTGTGATGACAAAATCTAAAGATCGCTTTACAAGTGATTCTCTCTCTTCTGTATCAAGGTAAATATAGTTCCCGTACATATTGGCTTTCTTTTCGGCTGCAAGGACATTTCCGAGATTGGCTTCATCAAAGTTAATTCGTATTTCTACTTGGTGATTTTGGAGTGCTACCAGTGGTAAAAATGCTTTATGGTCACAAAAAAAGAAGTGTAGAGGAACAAAATATTTATTAGACAACGAAGCCTTGTTATTAAGTTCTTGAGACTTGTTGTAGGTATCAGCGAGATAGTTCGGCCAAATTTCACTGTAGTAATCAAAGTGTTGGGAGTCTATTTTTTGCCCACCTATAAAAAGGTCGAGTGTAGATTTGTAAAAGAGATTCGATGCGACATTGACATTACTGTTACTATCTGCTTCGAACCATAGTCCATTGATGGCATCACCCAAAACTGGAATGATTATCGAAGTATCACTGTCCGTGATGGTTTTAATGTACTTGGGAGCTTGTGAAAAATTTGTGTGTCGTGTAAATTTTGTACGAAAAAACGACATTCCCTCATCACTCGTGAGATACATGTCTTGAACTCCTTTAGAGACGAGTTGTATCAATGCACCGGACATTTAATTATTATTTAGATTATAAAAACAAACACTTTCCCTGAGGGAAGTCACTCTTCTTCTCTTCAGTGACTTTCCCATGAATCTTGAAACCACCTTGGCGATACACCTTCATTCTTTTATAGTACATCGCTGTGAAGATAGACCACGGGTCATGAACGTCGTATATGTGTGGGTTATTCTTCTTCCCCTTCGTTTCTCTCATGATACGTCCAATACTTTGGGTTATGTCAGATTTTGGGGAAGCCAAAATGACTGTGTCTAGGGTTGGAATGTCCAAGCCCTCGTGCGCTTGACTGAACGTCGCGAAGATGATCTTCTTTTTCGAAGATTCTTGGAGGTCCTTCTCTTTCATTCCACCCATGTAGAGTCCAGAACTTTTGGGAAAACACTGGTGAAGAAATTCACAGTGAAATCTCCGATCACTTAAAACGAGGAGCTGCCTCGTACCAGCTGAGGCTTTCTTCACGAGTTCCACCAACATCTTATTTCTATTCCTATCTTCCACCAATTCTGTGATCATGTTGGGCATAGAGATTTTACCATTCCTCATAGACGGTGGTGGATTGCGGTAATTGAAGCATTCGTAGGTCACCGGGAACACCTCAACCTGTTCCTGATTCTTCCTCTCCACGGCGAAAAACGTGGGTCCCATAAACCAGTGGAGCACCTTGGTGAGACCATCTTTTCGTTCTGGTGTGGCCGAGAGGCCAAAGATGTGTTTGGGACACATTTTAAAGAGGGACTGACTGAAAACTTTGGCGCATATATGGTGTGCTTCATCTACAATTAGGGTCCCCACACTTTCAAAGTCCGAAAAACTGTACTCCTTTAGGGAAAGGGACTGGAGCATAGCAATGACAAAATCACAACCAACCTCCTTTTTATCCTGTTGGACTATTCCTATAGTCGCACCTGGACAGAATTGTTGGATTCTTTCCTTCCATTGATCGGCTAGGAACTGTTTATGTACGACAATCATGGTCCTGTAGCCCAATTTACAAGCTATAGCCAAGGATACGGTGGTCTTACCAAAACCACACGGGAGTGAGAGAACGCCATGACCCGCTTTAAGAGCTGCATCAAGTGCTTCATTTTGGTGTGTTGCATCTCGGAGGGTTCCAGCGAATTTCGTTTTGATTCTGGTTGGTTCGGGCCTTTTATCTTCCCTAGGTTCCCCAAGTTTAGAGGTTCCATAGAATCTTGGAACGCAGACTCCTGTCTTAGTTGATTTAAAAACTTTGAAAGGCGGTGGAGGAAACCCATAGTCCCCATTTACTATAGGTCTTACCGTAAGCTCCTTTTTTATTTCCTGTAAAGGACCCTCACTTACAAGGTATCCAGTTCTAGTGAGAACTGTCATGATCTACTTATTTAAAGGTGTGAAACTTTAAATGAGTAAATGCCTGTTGTCGATATCGAAAAAAACATTATCGAAATTCAAAATAAGATTGAACAGCTTACTCAAGAAATTTATCGCTTTCAGGGTATGCTGCATACATTTGAACAATTTAAGAAATCCGGTCTGAAGGTTGTCGTTCTTCCTACTCAACCAGAAGAAGCGCTCGAGAGTATCCAAGAAAATCCTGAGTAATTTCCCACGTTCCAATATCCTTTGAACTCCACTTCAACCTCGATTTCATCCTCCTTTATAAGAGATTGTAGAGGTCTCCCCTTGACTTCACACATCACTCTCCTATATCTGAATGGAACTTTGACGGTGAGAATATTCCCATCGATGGGGTTATCTATATTTTGATTGGTGAGACCATACCATTTCTGTGCATGCATGCGCTCTATAATTTCAGAAACTTTAGCTGGAATCACGAGACGTATATATTTTTTATTATTAAATTCATACATTGGTTCATATACTTTCGCTACGAACTTCATATATTTCTGTTACGATAAAGTAGAATTAAAACTATAAGTACCACAATAACTAAGGATATCGTGTGCGTTAAGAGAATGGGTTGAAGTGGCTCCCTCGTACCAAATTCTTGGTGACTCAGGGATCTTGATACCTCGACCGCCGCTTCGATGCTCGAGTAGGGTGTCTTCCTCGGGGACATCATACCACACATCGCAACTTTAGGGCATTTCCCAAAAAAGGGGAGCTGTCCATGAAGACTGAGAACCCCGGAGGATTGGGAAAATTGCCATCGCTCACCGTCCCAATCTGCACCCCAACCTATCCGAATCCCTTTAGGGGTAGGTACATCTAATTCTTCCAAAACGAGGGTTTTTAACTCCTCCGGTGGAGTGTTGATGACATTTTCATTAAGATCTGTGATTATACAGGATATAGTTATACCATCCGACAAGACAACTGGTTGAAGTCTGAGTTTTGTGGATGTTATAATTTTCACTTCATCCTCAATTTTGACGGGTTCATCAAAGTCTAAAAGAATATTGATACACCCGTAGGTACTTTCTCGGACTTTCTTTTCTCCATCAGGTCCCCAGTTGTCACCCAACAACTTTATGGCTGGACTGTTATCGAGGCAGAGAAAGAGCATGCCATCCTCGACCACGGTCGCGTCCGAAAATGTTGCCTTATATCCATCCTCAAAGTACTCCAATCCTGTTAGTTCGTTACCAAATACAAAATTCGCGCCGGCGTTAAGGACTGACTGTTCCATCGCGTCACACATAACCTTACCCGAGACACGTTGTGTGTACTGTTTAGATAGGGCGACATAGTCGAAACTTTTTACAAACTCGTATGCTGACATGACATCCCATGTGACACCATCCATCAACAGTGGGAGGTGTTCTAGTAAAGTTTTCCCCTTTTCTGAAAGATCACCAAGAGCATCTTTTAGAGAGACTCCTTTGTAATGCTCGGGTTTGGTCAAAACCTTAAAAGATAGTGAAGCTAATGCACCATAATCTTTGAGACTAAATGTCTCGAAAGCAAATTTATATACACCTTTACTAACTGGTTCAAATATATCATCCCACTTGATTCCCATTTCTCTGAACAAGCTCTGTGTATTAACAAAAGCGCGATCGAAAACTATACGATGTGCGTGAAGATCCCTGACGTCTTCATCGGGTTCCCACCAAGAACCACCACCTGAAGTTTTTCTATCATAAATCGTGACATCATGATCACCTGATCGAAGTATTTCCCAAGCTAGGGACATACCCGTAGGTCCGGCACCGACAATATGAATCTTCATTCTACTTTTAGGAAATATATATTTTATCATGAACCGTCGTATAAAATCCGATAAGTGCTATAGTCGCCCAAAGTTGAGGGGTCATGTATGAACTTCCTCGATACAGAATAAAAAGTAACAGAAGTAGATGCATTGGAACAGTTTCTGAACCATATTTTACGTAGAACCCAGATGTAGCCGCCCCGATTAGCATGAGAGCACTTACGAAAGATGACATCGATGGACTGTATAGAAACCATGCCATAAATAAGAGTGCTACATACGATACGAATATGGATCGTCTCCCAAGTTCTTTAAGACTATCTACAACTTCAAGTTTTTCACCTCGAATAAATTTCGTCTCCCAATGAGGACCTAGGATGAGATAAGAACAATATACAAGTAGAAAGAACCACCACATATACTATATGAAACCAGATTTTTTTCGTTCTTCTGGTGTCTTTAAGGCGTATAGAGTAACAATGAAAATCAATGTTGATAGGAGTGCGTATTCTACATCACTTGTGACAGCGAGGGCAATTATGAAGAGTGAAATTAACCGAAATGATTCAAACTGAAAAAGTCTCGCCAATCTCTCTGGAACTTCGACGGCATTATGTGAAAATAAGCCCTGGTACATCACCACAAGTGTGAAAATGATAGGTACTTTGAGAACTTTTTCAATCGGACCACTCAGAGGTTTTAGGAAATCCATTTAAAATATGTTAAGAAATAAAAACTTTACAAAAGATAAGATGCTATGTGTAGCGAATCATCTTCATACACAACGGGTGTATGACAGGAAAATTAAAACATGGAAATTTGCTGGGAAATTTTTATGGAAAAATGCTACTGTAAAAAATAAATCAGAACTTGGACAGTGGACGAAGAATGAACTTCTCGAACTTGGACCAACATTTGTAAAACTAGGTCAAATCGCTTCGACGAGGGTAGATCTCTATCCACCTGAATTTACAAAGGAATTGGAATCTCTCCAAGATAACGTCCCCCCCGTGGAAATAGATACTGTTGTAAATTACGATGTATTTAAGGAGTTTGACCCGGTACCATTCAAATCTGCGAGTATTGGTCAAGTTCACATGGCGATTCTCCAAAATGGTCAGAAAGTTGTAGTAAAAGTGAAAAGACCCGGGATATTGGACATGATGAAAGAGGATACAGATACAATCAGAGGTATCGTACATTTTTTAGAACGTATTGGTATTGATACCGGTAACAGTTCTGGATACGTCCTAGATGAGTCGATAGAGTATCTCCTAGCTGAAGCTGACTATCAACGAGAAATTCAGAATGCTATTAATTTTAAAAGAAGCATGAAGGAAGTTGTTTGGATCAAAGTTCCCAGAGTCTATAAAAAATACTCAAACGATGACATGATTGTTATGGAATATGTACCATCAACTAAACTCACCGAGATTACGGATAAGAAGGTGAATAAGAAGAAAATATGTGAGGCTCTCATAAATTCTTATGTCATTCAGACGATGGATAATGGTCTCTTCCATGCAGACCCACATCCCGGGAATTTGGGGTTCTCGTCTAGGGGAAAACTTGTATTTTATGATTTTGGCTTACTTATACATTTATCTGAAGAATTACGGAATGGATTTACGAAACTATTTGGATTTATAATTACACGTGACACCGCGGGTATCGTTGATACACTTATTAAATTGAATGTCATCGTTCCAACATCAACCGATACATCAGATATTGAACTCTTCTTCGATAACATACTGGGCTACCTAGAAACCTTAGATGGTTCCGCGATCATGAATGATGACCTGGCAGTACAACTCGCCGAGGAAAAACCCTTCATTGTACCAACAAGTTTTATATATTTGGCAAAGGCCTTTACAACTATAGAGGGTATATGTATTCAACTCGACCCAGACTTTAATTACTTCACCTACCTGGAGCCCCTGATCCAACAACAGTTTATAGATTCATTTGATGTGAGTGACGTCTTCAAGAGAACAACGGAGATTCCAGCAAAAATCGGAAAGATAAGTACATCTGTCATAGGTTTGGAGAAATCTAGGGCAGCTATGAAACGCTCAATGGTCAAAACACAAAGGGAAATACGAGTCGTCCAATACAGCGTGGTTTGCGCTCTATTGGCAGAGAGATTTGGGGATAATCCACCCCTGGCGATGCTTTTTGTAGTAGGTGCCTTATGGTTTACTTTTCATAAAAATCGATAGATTTCTTTCCACTCTTCTTCGGTTTATCCTCTTTCTTGATGAGCTTTTGGTGTTCTTCGTAGTACCCCTTCAATCTCCGCTGCTCATCACGGAAGATATCACTTATCTTTTCCTTAATCTTTTCCACGTCGGCACTCCGTTCCTTTTTGATCTTTTTACTCAATTTTTTGAATCCCTTGTTCTTCTTATCGGTAGCGAATACTGTGAATGTGTTAGTGATGGTAAACATTTACTTTGTGTTGACATTTAATTTCTTAAGTTTCTTCAATCTAGTGAAACGACGAGGTTGACGGACTTCTTCCATCTTCGCCACTGCCGTATCTTTATAGTCAAGTGCTGGCGTTTCTTTCTTCTTGGGGATTTTATTTTTAAGTGGTTGTTTGAACTTTCAAGTTCAAACGCCTTAACTTCTCCTGAAATTCTCTGCGCTCACCAGGTGACTCAATCTCTTTACCATTGGCGATCGCCTCGATTTCTGGTCCAGTGAGCTGCATCGCATTCACCCTGAAATCCATGAAAGCCTCCATGGTGATTGGAACGAGGGGTTTCACCAGGTCGAAGATGGCATTCGCATAGTCTCGAATCTCCTTCTGAGCATGTGAATCCATACGGAGGTGGAGGTAATGAAGAAGATTGTGAAGGTTAATTTTCCAGTAAAACTCTGTATAAGTTGATTGAGGTAAAAGTCCCCTGGCCTGTTCACGACAACATCCATTTTCGAGGAGTTGTTCATATACATCGAATGAGTGACTCAGATGTTCGGATACTTTGTTATCAAGATCACCCCCAATTTCTACGACACCCTCAGAACCTTGGTGATTTACCTTCGACTGACCACGGAGAGTTTCGGGTTCATAGTATTCTTTGGGAACCACAGAGTACCGAGCAGACAATTCATTCACACTGGCGGTGCGGTGCCGAAGGTGCTGTCGTGCGATGTAGATGGGCATCTTGATGTGAAACTTGAAATCGACCATTTCAAAAGGGGTCGTATGCCAGTGCCTAAGGAGATATCGGATGAGCCCACGGTCTCCACGGGTGGTTTTGGTACCGTCGCCGTAGGAAACACGGGCGGATTGGACGATGGACGCATCCAAATCTTGTCGAGGCATGTGATCAACGAGACGAACAAACCCATGATCGAGTACTTTTTCCATTATACATAAGTATCCATTCAAATCTTTAATAGATACACTCGTCATCCATTGGAACCTCTCCACAAAAATCGTATAGTTTGTGCAACTTTTCTTGTGCTTTATCAAATTCATACTGTGTGTTGTTCATGGCATCTATAGCTTCATCTACAAGTTCTAGAAATGTATCAAGTTCATCGAGAGCCACCCGGTGGTTGGTCCTCTGAGGCTTCTTCGTGTGGAAGGTGGTCTTGATGCGCTTATTACTACTCTTAACGAGTTTATCAATGTTAGGCTTGGGGGTGGCAGACATTCGAACGGTGAGAGTCATTGTATATCCTTTTCACTTCAAATCTTTAATCAATTCACTTAGGTCTCTATAGTACCTCTTGAGGTCTTTCATGAATCTTTTGTTATTTTCAAGGACTTCACATTCGACTTTGTTCAGGTAAATCCAGGCCAAATTCGACTTTGAATATTTAGTGGCTTTTTGATTCTCGTTGGGTCGCCTCGGTACCAATTTTGTCGTCTTCTTCTTTTGTGAAGCGGGTATGACCTCCTTCCTATTCACGAAACTTAAAGCCTGCATCACGGTGTCTGCCAAGTCATCCTTCTTCTTAGACTTCAGGAAGATGGGAAGCCAATGTGCGTTCGTGTTCCCATCTCGGATGAACGCTTCACACCTCTCGATGGATACTTTCTTTCTTTTATTATACTGTGCCTTACCTGGACCAGCTACATCTGGAATTTTATGACGAGCGTCGTAAAGGATCGTTTCGGCTTTGGGGCAACGTATGATGAAGTAGGCATGTAAAAAATGCATCACAGATACCATCTTCTTATTGCGCTCAGGTTGCTTCTCTATGAGGATGGTTTGAGCTGTGAGTACCCAGGGCCTCGCATCCAGATGGTCTCTCATGGAAATATACACGCCATCAGCGTGTTGAGGAGGTATCCCATCAACATCCCACTCTTTCACAAGGTTACCAGAATCCTCGTCCAATAGGCACATTGCCAAATTCTTTATACCAACATCTATACTAAGGATCATTAGTATAAAGAATTAAAATAGCTTTAAGTAAGGATGAAGTGTATCGCACATCGGGGGTATTCTCTGAAGTACAGGGACAATAGCATCGAGGGGATTCGTGAAGCGATTCATAGGGAATACGATGGCGTTGAGATTGATGTTCAGATGTGTGAAACTGGGGAATTGGTATTGTATCATGATGTATATCTCAAAAATCATTTTATTGAAGATATGACATTGGAACAATTGAAAAATTCTGGTGTATGTTCATTGCGGGAATTGTATGATAAAGTTCCGGACATACGAAAAACACTCGTACTCATAGACATTAAAGGTAATAATATTTCGGTTGTTGGCGCACTCTTAGACTTTTATGCAACTGAACCAATCGACAATGTAATTTTCTGTAGTTTCAATCGAAAGATTTTGTATAGCTTACCGTCAAAATTTCAAAAGGGTTCGACATTTGAAACGACATTTCATGAGGGTGAGTACGATGAAATAACATGGGGTGATTTAAAAGCTGTCATACTCCACTGGACGTGTTTGGATCACAAATTTATATCCTACTGTAAAAACAAAAATATTCTGGTATATACCTATACACATAAAGAAGACAAAGAGTTGGAGTATATGTATAGGTACAATGTAGATGGAATTATTACAAATGGATTTTAGTCTCGTAACATAAATATCATAAAAAAGACGAGCGATAGCACCGATGCTAATGCACTCGTTAAACCACCGGCTGGACCACCAAGGCCTAGACCTTCCAATAATCCACCAAATAGACCGCCAAATAGACCACCAGCTGCTTCACCCGCTCCACTCGCTGCCGTACCAAGTAGATTCCCTGGAACATCCAATAATGGGATATCGGCTTTAGACTCTTCTTTACATTTCGAACCACAATAACTTTCACACTCCATCCCCTCTCTGCAATAGGGTTGATTTGGAATTGGTTCGATTTGATATTCTTTAATACTGTCTGGTGTGCTATATACAAGATCACTCTTTTCGAGATTACCGTATTGATAATCATCCCAGTTATGGGGAAGACATGCGGCCATACAGTTTTTATAATCCTCCTCCTCATCATCAAATTTTTTATCGAGATACTTAATCAATGTAAAACCAGCAACACCAGCGGCGGCATATTTAGCGGCACGGAAAGCTTGGTCCGTGGCAGTCTTCCCTCCAGCCACTGCCACATCATCACCTGATCGTAGGCTTCTCGCAAGTGCTGGATCAACATCATCTATAGCACTAATTATCTTCGACCTCTGAACTGAGGTCAAACCTCCTTCAGCTGCTGGAGTTCTCATCAATCTCCTGAAGAGAGATGGATTGGCAGTGGCTACTCTCGACAGTACAGTTGGTGAGACCGCATCCGATTTCATAAATGCCGAGAAATCGTCAAATTTTGCAAATCTTTTGGCTGCCACCGCTGACATCACGTCTTTAGTGATTGTCTAGATTTTAATTTCATCAAGGCCTGGTAGATCGGTGAATCTTCACGGATGAACTCATACCCATATTCATCCTTCGAAATGTATTGATCGTCAATTTCATCAGCGATAAATCCAAAGTCACGCCCAATGAGTCCATAGTTGGCCATCGCGATCTCATTCCATTCCCATGTATATAAAGAGAGCCCCGGGATAGGTGACGCAACCAACATTTTACGAGTATTATTTTTCAATCTCCTGTCTGAAAATATACTAGCAACCTTATTACCAAAATCCTTCGCTCCACTTGCTAGGGAGCCACCCACATCTTTAGCCCCTTCAACGAGAGACCCACCCGCGTTTTCGACAAGAGTGACAGTCACACCACCAACCGCACTCGCTGTACCAACTGGATCTGTAAAGACTTTCTCGGGATCGGAAGCAATGTCCACCAATCCTTTTGCCGCAGTGCCCACGTCTCCCGCTACATCTACACCCGTATGTATAACCGTGGAGAGTGCTTCAAATCCATCATCCCAAAATTGATTCTCGTAGTTGCATTTAGCCTCTCCCATCCAACATGAACATCTTATAACATCCGTAATTTGATCGTATGGCACAGTTGTGCTACTTCCGGGGTTACAATCTATTTTATAGTAGCCACCCTCGGGTACGAAAAATGTATGATCTTCACCATGTTTTACCTGATTTTGGAACCCTTGACCATTCGAATACACATCCCCATTCTTATCGCGAGCTGTCATCGTCATGAAGTTACCCCCACCGTGTTTTCCATGAAACTTTTTACATGTATCCGCGGGGTCGCAGTATTTATCTCGACCCCCGAGTTGTTCGGCTATGTTTTGACCAAATCCCTCAAATGTACCAGTTGGATCGACGACAGTTAATGCAACGGCTGTCGGTGTACCATGATCTTCTCTTCGTTTATTCCACGTATCTTCTACATTTTTTTGTGACAGTTTCCAAGCCTCTTCTGGGTCTGTGAATAGTAATTTTGTTCGTCTAACGTTATCTTGACCAAATATATATTCAAAAATTTCCTGTGTTTTATCGAGATCGCATTCATTGTATGGCGTTCCATCTCTCCAAGTTCTACGTTTAAAATCTATTCCGTAACGCTGACAATAGTCTCGTGTATAATTACACACTCCAGTTTTTAAATCGAAACTGACACCGTACTTCGTTGGATCAACTGGTTCTTTGTATTTCATAGATGATCTCGGTTTTTCACAAAAAACCAGCAATGGTCCAAATGGATATGCGAGAACAACCTTTTCAGGTAATTTTTTAGTAACTATATTTGGTTGATTTTGAGTCCCGGGATTCACCATGTTTGGTGTGAGATATGTATCTGTATAGGTAGCCACCATTGCTGGAACCCAATCAGCAGATGGTCTGTTTGGTGGGAAAAATGGATCTAGGTATTGAAACCATTCACCCTTTTGTTCCGCATTCCATTTATTTGCCGCTTCTTGGGATATACTAATTCCGATTGTTTCCTTAGTTGACATAGACTGGACGAGTACTATATCGTTTCGTCGTTCAGATGGTATGGCTGCTTGTAAAAGTTCGAAATATTTCTGATCGAGTGTGCGATGATGTTTCTCTCTCACTTTATCAAAAAAAATCTCGCTAATATTGTCAGCCTTTTCCTCTTCTTCTAAGGTCGATGGTGGCGGTTCTATACCATCGGCCTCTGCTTCCAAACCGGATAACAATGAATCTACCAACCAGTCGATACCACCATCTACCTCAAGTAAAACGTCCATATGTTCTGTGAGCATATGCGTCATGTATTGAACTGACACTTCTTCCGATTCTTCGGGAAACAGTAAGGCAAATGGAAATAATACTGGAAAATCACCACCATCTTCTTTCACAACTTTATTATACGCATAGATGAGTTGATCACGGGAACTCAGATTGATTTTATTATCTATAAAACTATTGTAATTATAGACATCCGCAGTATCTTGTATGATTACAAGCACATCAAACAACAATAAAGCCCAGCCGACGGGTCCGGCACTCAATTTCACGAGTATCTTCAACATAAGAAACGCCATTCGCCGAGCCATCGCAACAATCATCGCCTTAGTCGTTTTAGCGATTGCTTTAGCCATAGCCTTCGATAAGGCTTTCCCAGCAGCTTTTTGGGCGGCTCGTTGAGCGACTCGTTGAGCGGCCTTTTGGGCAGCTTGACTACCACCCTTTTTAGCGACTTCTTGGGCGGCTTTGGTACCAGCTTTTTGACCAGCCTCTCTAACGAATGCTTTGCGAGCGGTTTTTTCAGCGGATTTCCGGGCGGCTTGTTGAGCGGCCTCGTTTCCACCCTCTCTTGCAACTTTTTCGGCAGCTTCTTGACCGGCTTTTTGTGCGGCTTTTTGGGCTCCCGGAGCTGCGGTTTTTATCTCCAGAGCCTGATATACACGCTGAAACCTGGCACTATTTGTCAATTTGGGTAAAATAGTTTGTAGAATTAATTCGGGAATTGTCGCATAACCTATCGATATGAGCATCTTCCGAATCTCATTGTATCGTTCATTACGAGCTAGTTCTTTGGAGTTATCCTTTAGTTCGCAACAACCATTTTTCAAATCGTAAAAATTTGCATCACACCTACCGTTTTCTGGATACACGAGGCATGTCAAGTTGGACGAACCGTAGAGTTCCTGTTCGAGATCTTCTTGTTCTATACCAAACTCTTCACCCGCAGCGTACATCCTTTTTTGGATATTACTTAATTCTATTTGTTGTTTCCTCATCTCCATTTCTTGGGTTTTAATTACTTTGACTTCAGACCGTCTCCTCATGAATATGAGTACAAACAAGACGATGACAATCAGGAGGAACAACAAAGATATTGCTAATATTCCAAGTGATCCTCCACTCGACGATGTCTGTGGTGTATAATTTACCCCTGTCCTGAACATCTTATAGTAATTAAAGAAAAAATAAATTACATAACTATGTGGTGTTGGTGGTGTTGTCATGATTTTGACACAACACCTTTAAGTATGCCATTCAAACATGATGAGCGGTGTGCTAAATTCTACACATGTGGAAATTTTTGTTCTTGGAGTTGTATGAAATCATATGCAATAGATACACATGGACTCACCATAGGTGGAAGAATTTGTGGAAACATCGTTTTAATGCGGAAAAAGATGTACAATCAAATAGGTCCAATTAAGTTCGCACCAAAAAGATTTAGATTAAAGGAATTTGGTGGTGACATGACAATAGAAGAGTTCCGGGAAAACCAAATTTTGGACAAAGGGTTGCCAAACGCTGTGGAGACGAACCCGTATGCTGATAATTTGATACCCTTTGTTTCAAACACGAAGCGTATGGATGAAATAAAGAATGCGTCCGATAACAACAACGCACTAAAGTTAAAAAGAAGTAAACCATTAAAACGAAACCATAACAACTTAGAATCTGCATTGGGTCTAATAATTACACCCAAAACCTAAATTCCTCTTTTGTTTTGCCGTCGGTATCGATACTGGTAAGCAGATTGTTTTTTTACTATGGACCCACTTCTTACCATCGTGTGCTGTCCATCGAATATCTAATTTTTCTATGACTTTCCTACATATGACACATGGTAACGAAATAGCATCACCGTAAATATTTTTACGTTCAATCACCAGTTCTCCATGTTTCCTATGTAACCAGTCTGTAAATTGGTGGGGTCTGTACCCTTTTTTCATACACTTATGAAACAACATCCGTATTAACTTTCTCTCTGCACAGCACAGACAGTCGCTGATGACAGTCGGTCCTTTGGACATATAGCTCGTTACCGTGCAATATTTCATGATTGGCAATTCAAGCAAATATTTCCTTCGTATACAAAATCACAATTTGTGCACTCACTTAGGACTCTAATTTTCTTTTTCGGCGTGAGTCCTTTTGCGAAGCGTTCTAATTCTTTTACTGTATAGATTCCGTATTGTATCATAACCTCCAAAGAGGGGAATCGCATACTATTTTGATTACGTGGCTAGTCCTTAAGCGATACATGGGATACACTTGAACATGGCTTTTTTTACCTTGATCATAGAGGCAAAGCTATCAATAATCGGTGGAACCATACTTTTCAGAATAATTTTAAAGTCATTGTCTTGATCACCAGCATCAATTTGTTCAATGAGATGGTTCAAAATGGCGATGACGAGTTTTTTCTTTTTTTGTCCAGTGAGTTTCTTGAACTTTGCAACTTCGAAAACAAGGCGAGCGATGATTGGTGGAATATCTTCTTTAGTGATACCATCGTCGATATATTCAACACGAAGTTCTTCGACCGTCTTGATAATTGTTTTGGCTGTAATTTGTCCAGCAAACTTTTGTAAAATCGAATCCATTTATATTCTAAATATATAATAAATGGACGAGATTATCTCAAGTGTTGCATTTGGTCTTGGGTTTATTGAGATGTATGGACAGATTCAGAACATTGAAAATATAGACGTCAGTCTAAAAAGAACTGTCATGTTGGGGATCCTCACGAGTTCTCTGTGGTTTATATATCAATATAGAAAGTATGGTCTCAATGCGACGACACTTTATACGACCGTTGGTTTAATTGTACAACTTTATGTACTCAATGCAATTTTGGTAAAGGAAGACAAGAAACTTAAAGATTGAGACCACATCTTATCTAGTAATGAGCTCTCTCATTTGCGCGTCTGTTAAGCCATCTTATTACAAGCGTTATCAAACCAAGGCTTCGGCTGAGCGTAAGACATCCCGCGTTCCCAAGCTCACACCCCTCGGCCGCCCCAACGATTTTCTTTCTATCGCTGAGCGCGTAAATGGACGCGCCGCCATGATTGGATTTACTTCTGCTGTGATTGATGAGGTCATGACTGGTAACTCTATCAGTACCCAGTTCCATGATAATATTGGTCTCTCTGTCGCTGTTGCCAGTTTGGCGTTCCTCGGAACAGCGGCGAATCCTAAGGATGAGGGCTACGTTCAGGGCTTTTGGAAGCCTGAGACAGAGCTTGTAAATGGACGACTTGCGATGGTTGGTATCGCATCGCTTCTCCTAACAGAGTCGCTCCACCCTCATGTTCCTCTATTCTAGAGTCGGGGTTAGCAGCCATATAACTCAAAAATTCGATCATCTTCACCTTTTCTTCTATTGAAAATGTTCCTGCCCTACGTAACAGGTAGGCCAAGAACATCATGAGAATATAAACATTGATAGCTATTGGCTTCATACTTCTACTCCTTCAAAAAATTAACAAGATCTTCCCTCGTTTTTTTCTGTGACCACCCCAAAGCCTTCAATTTATTGGCGCAGATGTAGTACCGTTGATCATTAAATGGGCGATCATCGACGTAGGTTATCCATTCATCATAGTCGGTCGTTTCCAAAATAGTCTTAATGAGTAGTTGGGTGACCTCCATGACAGTGAGTTCGTCATCCGAAGCGATGTTGTAGATTTCACCCGGGATACCCCTCTTCCAAACGATATCCACGGCATCTACCACATCTTCAACGTGCATGAATGCTCTCTTAACGATAGCAGATTTTGACCCATGAATAGTACATTTCTCCCCCCTCTTTAGGAGTCTTTTAAATTTTGGTATCAGTTTCTCCGGGTATTGTTTAGGTCCATACACATTGTTACAGCGGATGACTTTGATGTTCATTCCAAAGGATTCGATATAAGAGCGAACGATCATCTCCGCGGCAGCTTTGGACGCTGAATATGGATTCGTTGGTCGGAGGACACCTTCATTTTCAGTAAAGGGTACATCTGTCTTGGATTCACCATATACTTCGTCTGTGCTGAAGTGAATGAACTCAACCTTTGGAATAAACTGACGACACGCCTCTATGAGTACGTGGGTCGCGTGGGTATTATCCATCGTGAAGGAAAGGGCATTTTCAAATGAATTATCGACATGACTCTGGGCTGCAAAGTGGAATACAGCGTCAAAGGAATATACCCTGATTAGGTGTTCAATGAGAGCCGCGTCACCGACGTTACCCTTTACAAATGTGGCAACCCCTGGTTCAACGTTCTCAATGTTTGAACAGTAATCAAGTTTATCGATATTTACAAAATGTATATTTGGGTATCTTTTCTTCATGATGTTTAGGAAATTAGAGGCGATAAAGCCACAACCACCAGTGACAAGTACGTTACTGTACATTTACTTTAGTGGCTGCAAATGTTTTAAGCAAATTACACACACGATCGACATCGTCCAAGTCCATACCGTGGTGGGCACCTAGGAGGAATCCATCCTTCATGATACGATCGGCATTTTCAAACTCCCCCAGGTATTCCCTAAAGGCTGGGTGTCTGGTAATGTTTCCCGCAAATGTGACCCGCGTCTGTACATCATTCTCTTCGAGAAACTTTACGAGATCGAGGCGATCTGGACACTGGAGGGGGATGGCTAACCAGTTAGGGATCTGAGAATCGTCTGGGAGTGTGTAATACGATGTATCCTGTAGGTTCTCGAGGTACCTTTCAATGTTTTGACGTCTCTTTCGGAGAAATCCCTCCAACTTATCGAGTTGGACAAGTCCGAAGGCTGCGTTCATCTCACAAGCCTTGAGATGGTACCCAGCGACACCATAGAGGAATTTCCAATCATAGGGAATACCATCCACCGAGTGATTGAAGCGCTCACTAGGTTCTTCAATGTTGTCCCCGATCCGTCCCCAATCCCGGAACATGAGGGCTCTCTTAAGGTGTTCTTCATCATTGAACATTACCATACCACCAATTCCACCCGCAGTGATCACATGGCTTGCGTAGAAGCTTGTGGTACTGATATCCGTGCATAGAGTGTGAGTAATGGTATCCGCGGAATCCTCAAAGAGGACGAGATCTGGGAATGCCTCCCTAATCGCTGGCCAATCGGGTACATTCCCAATAAGGTTGGGGAGAAGGAGACACTTGGTATCAGGGGTGACAACCTTCTTGAGTTGTTCAACCGTTGGGACGTAGGATTCGAGACCAACATCACAGAACACGGGTTTGAGACCTAATTGCATAAGGGGGGCGACGGTTGTAGAGAAACCACACGCGGGTGTGACCACCTCTGAGCCTTTTGGGAGATTGAGACCACAGAGACCGAGGAGGATTGCACTACTACCGGAATTCACAAAGAGTCCCTGCTTCTTCCCGAAGAGGTCTGCAACCTTCCTCTCAAATTCAACAGTGCGGTCACCAAAGCCAGCGAGCCAACCATCGCGGAGACAAGCCTCGACGGCTTTAATTTCTTCTTCCCCGTAGGATTCAAATTTATTGGGTGCGTACCAAACCTTCTTGGGCATTGTGTTTTAACATGTTCTAAAACTTTTAAGTAGTCTGTTTCGGGGAATATGTAAAATATATTGTGAGTAACATTCGCGAGAGCTTGTACTCCTTCATTGGAATTTTCGAAACCGATGATGGGTTCATTATCTTCCTGAAAAAGGTTAAGTGCCAACCTGTAACATTCTGGGTCGGGTTTGGGTTTTTCATAATCTTCACGGACGATCCAGTTTTTTAGTTTGTTGAGGATTGGAAGTTTTTCTCGAAAATGTCGAACAACTTTTCGATCTGTATTTGTGACGACGACGTGATTGATATTATTTTCTACGATGAAGTTTATGAATGATTCGGCATTGTTCATGAGTTTAATGTCTTCAAACTTCAACATCTGGTTAATTTTTTGTTTTCGCAGGTAGTGTGGGTCTGGGTAATCGTCTAGGATGTGTTGAATTCCATGAGTAGTAATTACTCGTTCTATATACTCACGACTTAAATTAAGCACCCGAGCCCATGCTTGATGGTGGAGATGCTCACTATCTATAAGGGTTCCATCCAAGTCAATAAGAAAAATCATCTTATTTAAAGTATTCCACTAACTTTAAATAAGATGCGCGTGTGTGTATTGGGTGCCGGTGGTTTTGTTGGTAAGAATCTTCTCCGTGATACAGATTGGGTGGGTGTTACGCGACAAGATCTTGATCTCACGAACCAATTAGAGGTTGAGGAGTACTTTAAGACCCACGAATATGACGTGGTTATTCATTGTGCAGTCGTGGGCGGGAGTCGATTGAAACCCGATGATGCTGAAGTCTTATACAAAAATCTTCTCATGTTTGAAAATGTTGCACGGGTATTTAATGGTAAATTGATATACTTTTCAAGTGGTGCGGCGCTGCGTGGTGATCCACCCACAGATCCATATGGATTGTCAAAATGGTTGATAGATAGACGCATAGATGCAATACCAAATGCATATTCACTCAGAATTTGGGGGTGTTACGGTCCCGGAGAACTCCCAACGAGGTTTAGTGCGGTGTGTAAGAGAGAGGGTCACGTCGTCATCGAACGAGATAGGTACTTCGACTTCATAGACATAGAAGATGTTAAGGACATCGTTAGACAATATGTTTTCTCTAAACGAATGATGCCAAAATGCTGTGACCTCGTGTATCCAGAAAAGAAATTACTTTCTCAATGGGCGGAGGTGTTTGGGGCATCGTGGGAAATTAAGGACATATCGGAACTAGGTGAGAGTTATATAAAGGGTAGATAGTTTTTAATACATATGGAAATCAAGTCAATTTTTCACACATACACTGTCGATTTTACGAAGGAGCTACCCACCATAGGTAGTAAAGATGTTCTTGCTATTGACAAAAATGTTCTCAGTCTTTACAAAGATCGCTACACTGGGTACAAGTATGTTTTCGAAATCGAAGCTCGAGAAGATGTCAAGAATATTACTACAGTTTTAAAGTTGGTTGATTATCTTGTGGATATTGGTTTTACGAAGAAGGATACACTTCATGTTGTGGGTGGTGGTATCACACAAGATATCTCTTCAATGTGTGCAGCCCTATTCAAAAGAGGTATTGATTGGAACTTTACTCCAACCACCCTCCTATCTATGTGTGACAGTTGTATTGGTTCAAAAATGGGTATCAATCATAACAACAGTAAAAATCAACTTGGGACATTTTACCCACCAAAGCGGGTTCTCATAGATGTCACCTTTCTTGAAACGTTGGGTGAAGAAGATATTCATTCCGGTACAGGTGAAATTCTGAAGCTCTACGCACTCGATGATCTTCCTTGGAATATCGACAACCTCGAAGAGGCTCTCAAGAAGTGTCTAGAAATCAAGAAGAAGGTCATCGAAGAAGATGAACTTGAAAAAACAATTCGACCATGTCTCAATTATGGACATACATTTGGGCATGCGTTTGAGAGTATGTCAAACTTCAAGATTCCCCATGGTGTTGCGGTCATGATTGGTATGTACGTCATCGACAGGTATTTTCAAAAAGATGTCATTAGGTACGGACCCTACATGGATATAATTAAGAGGTACAGTCAGTACATTATTCTCGATCACGAACTCATTTTAAAGCATCTCAAGGCAGATAAGAAAGTTATGTCTGATCAAATCACTCTCATCAACTGTAGAGAATTTGTAAAAGTTGATTTGAATGACACCCTGGTTAAAGATGTAGTTTCAATTGTCAGTAATGAACTTATATCTTGATTTGGGGGCGTCACATATCAAGGTACTCCACGAAGATACTGTTCAAGTTTTTGAATATTTGACAAAGGAGAAAGTGAATGTTAAAGATTTTTCCAACTTTGTCAAGAATATTTTGAGCTCTTATACATTTTCAAAACTCTACGTGTGCTCACAGATGCATGGATTTCATATCGAAGGAACCCCTGACTATATTTCATGGATGTGTGAAGATGTCGAACCACAGTCGTCAGATGACTTAACTGATACAGGTTTGTTTGCGTACCACGGTCTTCCATATTTCAATTCAAAAGTATATGAGGGTGGTCGTCTATGTACTCTTGTCGATACTATACTCGATGAAGTGTATCACGTGTCACACGAAACGCTTGAATGTGGAACTGGGTTTTATGATATGAAGCGTAGATGTCAAAAAGATTCACGTTTTAAACTTCCATTGACTGTTAGGGATGGCCCGACCGTGTGTGGTAAATTTGGTGGGTCTGAAGTTTATGCGCCCCTCGGTGACCTACAGAGTGCTGTGATGGGGATTGATCAAGATTTGGAAATTGGTGACGTCATCATAAATCTGGGTACTGGGTCTCAGGTGATTCAAATTGGGTGTGCATATAGAGAAGACACTGAGAATCGACCACTTTTTAGTTACATTTTGAACTGTCTGACACACATTCCATCTGGGAGAAGTATGAAGTTTTTCAAAGACCTATTCAATTTACCAGATTATTCTGATTTAAAATTAGATGATGTGATTGGATCAAAAGAAAACTTCAATCTTGGATTTTTCAAAAGTGCATACGGTTTCGATGGTCACGGAGCTTTAACAAATATTCATGAACACACCACTAAATATACAATTGCGTGTAGTTTCATTCGATGCTATGTGCAACAATACGTTAAGATTCTCAATGAGACGTTCAATAAGAGGTCCAGAATATTTTTGACTGGTGGTGTAGCAAAAAATATCCCAATCATCAAAACATTATTTGAGCATTATCTAGGTGAGACTGTCACTGTAGAAGATAACGACACACTTAAAGGTCTGTATAAATATAGTA